ACACACAGGAAATCAAGCATCCTAAGCCGTGGCAATTGGATGAAGACGGTAAGCCGAATGTCAACGAGTTCATCATCAGCGACCCTTGCTACTACATCAAGGACTCGGAATGGTATGACTTCTGTGATGCGTGGGAAGCCGCAAGAATGAGTCAAGGTTACGGCTCCAACCATTTCAAGTGGAAAGGTTTCAACCTCGTTATCCAATCGACGGGTGGCGACGGTTCATGGGAATACTCCGGCTTGGGACAGAAGGCTTGGCACTGTGCTGGCAACAGTCATTGTGCTGACACAGCATCTATTTGTTGCATCCCCTTTGCTCTTTGCGACACGAACCCTTTGGTGGGCTATGTGGGTACAGGTATCATCGGTCACACTAAGTACGGCATGAGGGGTTATCCCGAAATCACTTGTGAGGGTGCTTACACCGGAGTCGGCGAACCATTTGCTATTGACGGAATAGTACAGAAGGGCTACACTCATTGTTGTGGTCAATATGTCGATGATGAACAATTTGAGTGGTGCGAGAGCGGCTCATGTGAAGGTTGTCAAATGTGCTTTGAATGCGATTGTGAGGGTGATGAAGAATGAGCGAAACACGAAGTCCATTCAAGGTCGGCGAGAAATTGACCGTCGCTCAAATCAAGGTGTGTGCTGGTCGTGCGCCTGTCCCCTCCAAGACCGGTGGGTTCATCATCACCGCAGTGGTGAACACTAATCATTCCAGTGGTGGCTATCTCTTCAACGCCGAGTCGGTTCGCTCCGTCAACGGTCGCAAGGTCGAAGTCGCTTGGCACCTCATGCACCCACGCCGTCGGGCCAAGAACGGAAACCAAATGGTTTCAAGGAAACAATACTTCTCGGCCTTCCGTGTACTCGTGCCGGAGGCGGAACAGAAGCCTTATACCCCTCGCAGTGAAAGGCAACATGAAGCCCCTGCGAGCAAAACGCAACCGGCTGGGACACGAAGATACAAAGGCATCGTACTCGCAGACTTTTTGGAGGAATAAATATGAAAATAACAGTAAGAATTGACCTAAGCCTTGACCTTGAGATTGACCTTGATGAACTCATGGGCGGGTTATCATTGAGGGACACTATCTACAACATTCTTTCGTCAAATCACATGGATGATATTGTTGACTCCATCGAGGTGAGCGAATGAGTGTCACGCTAAGTGGCATGACGGAACTCGCCGCTACTATTGCGGGAATACGGGTTGGTAGCGAAATCAGCAGACCGTTCATTGAACAAATGTGTGACGATTGTGGCGTCGATACCGTTGTCGCATTCCTTGTGGCGTGTGAACGGAATAACAATTGGGACTGTACCCTTCAAATTGGATGGGCCAACGAAACCCGACCAAGTGAAATGTTTTGTGAAGTCAATCGAGTGATTGGGGATTTGAAGTACCTCGGTCGCCTCGAATACATTACTTTTAAGAATCTACTTTTCCCACAGGCTACGGAAGATTACCTCGATGAGAAGTGGCTCTTGTGGAACAACGACAGACTCGGATTCATGTACTCTTGCTCAAGCGACAAGATAAGGTTGCTTTGTGACTACATCGAAATCTGCAAACATGGCGGGTGTGGCAATTGATTAACAAGGTCGCACGATACTTTACTCGTCGGGTTCTTGAGTCGAAAGGTATGAGGCTTTGTCCTCTATGTGACGACGCAGTTATCGGAAACCAAGAACACGCTTGTATGATTTGTACTCTCGACGCAACCTTTGGTATTGAGGTGAAAGTATGACATACAAGGTTCTTGGTCGATGGACTCTATGCCAACATTGCGGCAGGTCTTACAGGGACAAAATCATCGGCAGAATCCCCTGCCCTCACTGCGTCAAATGCACACGACCGGAGAAGTGCTTCCCTCAATTTGAAGGTCGCCACCACTGCAAGTTATGTGCCGCACAGAAAGTGATTACCGACCTAACGGGGGAAGAGGAATGAGCGTTTGGGCTACACACCACCGACCTACAAGTCTTACGGGAATAGTAGGTCAGCCGGAACTCATCGCAGAATTGCATCAAATCGTTCTCGGCGAACTGCCGATGCAACACTACCTGTTCTTCTCTCCGGAGGCTGGTACTGGCAAGACCTCCGTCGCTTATGCTCTTGCAAAGGACTTGGGTTGGCAATTGGTTACCTTCAACGCATCCTCCAAGAGAGAGCGTGGTATCGAGTTCGTTGAGGATGTTCTCATCCCTATGACCCGAAGTGGTATTAAGGAGAGAATCTTTTTGCTCGATGAAGCAGACCAATTAACTCCCGCCGCACAGTCGGCTCTCAAGGGTGTGATTGAAAACGCTAACGGTTATTTTATTCTCACTTGCAATCGCCTTCCGATGGTTTCTCGCTGGCTACAAAGTCGGTGCCAAGTGCGTACCTTTAACCCAATACCAATCTTGGATATGACAGAACGCTTGACCTCTATTGCTGTGCAAACAGGTAACGGTGACATTTCCAAGACTTCTGTTGAGGTTATAGCAAGGGCGCACAACGGTGACTTGCGGAACGCTATCGGTGCTTTGCAAACATACTGTGGTTTGACTGGTCGAACTGCTGAATCATTCCTCGACGGTTTGACTGCACCTCACATCGACTTCTCGAAAATGCTCATTGTATGTTTTCGGGAAAAGAACTTTGAAACAGCAGTCAAGATGTTGACAGGTGATGTTCGGTACCAAGTCCGAGCGTGTTTCCAATACGCCGTCGAATCCGGCGCAAAAGTACAGTCCAAGATGCGTGTTATTGAAGCGGCGATTACCGCCGAGCGTGACATAATCAACGGTGTGGATGAAGAGGTAGTGCGCTACAATTTTGTCCGTATGCTGGTCGGAGGGAGCCAGTAACAACCTTTATATCCCCACAACATGACGACAAAATACAGGAAGTGAACCTAATGGTAGCATACGAACAGATGATTGAAAAAGTAGCAAAGCAAGTCGGAACTGACCCCAAGACGCTATCGGCGAAAGCCGAGGCAATCCTCGCCCAAGAAGGCGCAGGCTGGGAAGCATCCGGCAAGAACGAAGAACAACGCAAGACTCTTGCCCTACGAGTATCGGCACGACAATTGGTGGCTGAAAAGGCAAAATTGACCCGCAGTGGCGCAACGATGTACGAAGGTATGTTCGTCAATGTCCCTCGTGAAAAGGATTGGGCTAAGATGGCTTACAACAAGATGAGCAAGACGCTCAAGGCTATGCCGGACATGGCACAACGCCTCGCTCTCGTTGGTCAAGGTGCGCTCATCATCTACGAGAACAACCACGACGGTTCGTGGACTCGTCACGCCAACCCATCTTTGTTGAACCAACAGGACTTCGCCGAAGGTACCCGTTCCGACGAAATCACCCAAATCCCACCACGCCATGTGGTTCTTGATGCGAACACCTCGTTCTCGCTCATTTGGGACAAGGCAACCACTCACTTCGCAAACGGCAAGCCGAACTTCAAGTACGGCTCCGCTCGACCGCTTGAAGAACCCGACCGCTCGTGTCAATTCTTGGGTCGCAAGGCTGGTTCCAACGACGCACCAAGCCTCCACGACTTCCGATACAACGGTGCTTTGGCAAAGCAATCTTGGCCGACCTTCACCACCGGTACCATCGGTATGAAGCCTGCCAACCGTGAGGGAATGGCATACGGTACGAAGGTCACTGCCTTCACCGCTGATGCTGAACTCTCTTCAATCTTCACCGCCCCACCTCTCATGGTTGATGAAAACGGTGCAAGTGGACTCGTCGCTGATTGGCTTGGGGAAACACTCATGCCTTCTCTCGACAAGTGTCACGAACACTACGGGACTCTTGACGACAAAGCAAAGTGGAACACCACCTACGCTACCGTTGTCGAAGTCGTTCACATCGACCCTCGTGAAAACGGTGGCTTCATCGTTACCGTGGCTGATGCCGATATTATGTCGGAAACACCACCAATCGAAGTCTATGTCGGTGCCTCCGAGGAAACCTCGGTTGACTTCGGCGTTGGTTCGGAACTCGTTGTTGTTGGCTCTCCGTGGGTCACCCGTGACGGCGAGGCTCGCTTTATGACCTCCGCTTGGTGGTGCATGAACCGAATCGCTCCGCTTGCTGACACTGGCGAAGGTGACGACGGCTGGGATTGAGTCGCTATAACTTTGGGGGGTAAAGTAAATGTCAAATGTAGTTATGGGTGAGCAGGCGCAAGCCGCTCTCTTGGAAGCAATCAACCTTGTCGCTGATGCTGTTGAAGGTACGCTGGGACCGCAAGCGAGAACTGTTCTCGTCACGCATCCCGAACGACCACCGACGGTGCTGAACGACGGCGTGAAGATTGTTTCCTCCGTCAAGTCCGAAAAGCCTGCGGTACAAGCCGCAGTGCAATTGTTCCGACAGGCCGCACTTGAGGCTCAACAGGCTTCCGGTGACGGTACTACAACGGCAACACTACTTGCTCGTGCAATCTGCAACGCATACGCCGACCATCCCAACAAAGTCCGAGCCGCCCAAGAAATCGCTCAATTCACAGACGCAACCGTTGCATACATCGAAATGCAAAGTGAAGAGATAGACTTTGGTGCGCTCACTGACGAAGATGAGTGGGATGAGTTAGAACAGCGGTTAAAGTTCGTGGCTACTGTTGCCGCTAACAACGACGAACCTCTCGGTGAACTGGTTGCTGAAATCTTCACCGAACTCGGTCCCGACGCACTTGTCAATCTCAAGGTCGGCTCTCTCGACCACACGATTTGGTCACACGCTGTCGGTACGAGTATTCCCACAACATTCGTTTCTCCGATGTTCTGCAATACGGACAAGCGAACTGTGGAGTATCACAACCCGCTGTTTATTCTTACCCAAACAGTAATTGAAGACTTTGAGGATTTGATGCCTGCTCTTGAAATCGCAGTCGAGAACAACCGGCCTCTCATCATCGTCTGTCAAGACATTAAGGGTATTGCTTTGTCAAACCTCATCGCCAATCATATCGGTGGTGTTGTCAAGGCGTGTGCCATCAAGGTTCCCTACGCCGACCCTCTCGCTTGGATTGAAGACATTCAAGCCCTTGTGGGTGGTAAGAACTTCTTCGATGCCGAAGGTCACACTATCGCCGATGTTGTCGCTGGTTCCAAAATGATTGGTTCCGCCGACACAATTAGGATTACCGAAACAGAAACCGTTATCATCGCTGGTGAGGTTGGGAAGGACTTGTTGCCTGCTCATGTCTTGAGTCTGCAAAAGCGAGCCGCCGCTTCCACTCATTCTTTCACCAAAGAGAAATTGCTTACTCGTGCCGCAAGACTAAATTCAAAGATTGCTAACATTCACATCGGAGGATTCAGCGAGGCTGAAATTCGTGAAACGAGGGAAAGGGTTGACGATGCTGTCAACGCCACCCGACTCGCCATGAAGGGCGGTACTGTTCTTGGTGCTGGTGTGACTCTCGCACGAATGACTACCGCCGCCACCTCCGACACCTTCACACGCGCTGACAAGCGATGGGAGAAGGTTCTCCTTGAACCGGTTCGTGTGCTGACCAAGAACGCTGGAAGCGAGCAATCGCTCGCAGATATTAGGAAGTTATTCGTACAGAAACACTACTATTCCAATCTTCACAAGGCGAAGTTCAGCATCGAAACACAAGACGCTTGTGATGTGTACGACGCTACGCTTGTGCTTGTGAACTCAATCAAAGCCGCCGCATCAATTGCTCGGCTCATGCTACTCACCGACCGAATCGTTTTGGTGGGCGAAGAATAGGCGAAGCCAACCTTTATATGGCTACAACAGGAGGAAATAATATGTCTTGGGGAACTAAAGCAACAGAAGCGACCGTCACTAAAACGGGATTTGACAAGGACTACTACCGTGGTCTTTTTGAGAACAACACCGCACAATCGGTGCCTGTACGCATGGCACTAATCGGTAAGGAGAACTGTGCCAAGACCGGTACAGCCATCAGCATTTGCCGACAGGTACGACCGAAGGGTCGCATCTATGTGTTCGATGTTGATAACTCGGCGAAGGCCACCATCGACTCCGCATACGCAGGCGACGATGAAATCACAGTCCTTCCCCTTCTTGACGAGCGTGACGACAGTATCTTCAACGGGGATGCTACTGTGAACTACGCTAACTTGATTGACAAGGTGAACTACTTCGTGAACATTGTCGCTGACAAGTCAAAGGAAGGAGAAGATATTGCCGGAATTGTATTCGACGGCGGTTCGACCTTCTTGAAGTGGTGCGAGTTCGCAATGACTGATGTTCTGCTCCGAAAGGGTGTTATCAAAGAAGAAGGCGACTCCTTCAACCAAAAAGAATGGCGCACCCGCAACCAATTGTTCCGCCAAGTTATGACTCGACTTCACGGTCTTGCTGTGCCTTGTGTGTTCTTCACCTTCCACCTCAAAGATGTGTCGAACTATGTTGACAACGGCTCCGGTGGCAAGGTTCTAATGAAGGTCGGCGAGCGACCGGAATGGGACAAAGGTACCATGCGCTTGTTCTCCCAGCAAATCTTCTTGTCACGCTACATGAAGAAGGCTGATACCGCCGCTGGCGTCAAGGCTGACCCGACTCTCAAGAATGACGACGATTGGGTTGTCAAGGCTACCATTGAAGAAATCAAGGGGCAACACATGGAGTTCATCGGACAGACCAACACCATCCTCTCTATTATCAAGGGTAAAGTACAATGGACTGGACTTCCAATGCTCACATGGGGTGCTTGAAATGAACAGTGAATTGTTTGAAGCGTTGCAAGGTGTTATCATCGCACTGAAAGACAGAATCGAAGCGATTGAATCTCGCCTTGCTGATTTGGAGTTCACGCTTGATGAACTTCCCGAAATAGGCAACATTGTCGCCGCAGTCCAAGAACTTCAAGAAGTTCACGAAGCACCCGCTTCCAAGTTCACACACTACATTTCGGGGGCGAAACAATGAGCAATTGCTCCGTTGAAATCGCCAACGCTGACCTCGCTCGCCTCTTGACGGTTATGAAGCGCAAGCAGACTGTGAACGGAAAGCAACAGTCACAGGTTGAGTCACTACTCTTGACTTGTATGCACACCGGCTACGACAAGGCGGAAGGCAAGGGTGGACAAGCAATTGCCACGAGCCTAACGAGGGACTTGTCGGGATTGACACAGGTCACCATGCCTTGCACTGTCAACGGGTCCGATGTTTGTAGCATTCCCATCCAAAGCATTGACAATATGCTGGGAATCATCAAGTACCACGGTACTCAATTAACGCTCATCTTCGATGAAGAGAAGAATCGTTTGAAGATTAAAAGTACGGGAAAACAAACAACGCTCGACGCTTCAAAGAACGCTAAGGCATTCTCCCACAGTCCGGACACTATCTCGGAGTTCCACATGAAAGGTATTGAACTTACGAACCGTATTTGGCACAATGACGGTATGTATTACATCAGTGGTACCGGACAGCGCATCCAACCTTTCGCCAAATACAGTGTTGATTCGACACAAATGTACGAGGCTTTGCGTTGCGACACCATGAACGGTCAACGACTCAACCGCTACACTATTGGTGCGGAATACGGCTCTCACCACTTGAAAATTCAAGTCGGCGATATGCACCTCGGACAAACCACGACCAATGTTGCACTTGAAACAATGGCAAAAGAAACATGGGAATGGCAGTTCGACGGTGGTCTTGATGAAGTGTTCAAATTCATGCCATCCACTTGCGACCTCTACATTTACGACTTCCGTGAATACGGACAAGGTATGCGAATCTTCATGCACTGGCCTAACATTTTGGGTGCCAGTGAGTTCTTTGCTTTCCAAGCGGGAGTTCTTACTTATTGATTACGACATGGTGGGGTTTGCACCTCGAAAAAGGGTAAAAGTGTACCTCCGACGCATGAGGGAGATTTGTGTTTCTCTTCCGTACCCGCCCCGCCGCCGTCGTATCGTTTGGTGATTGTCATGGAAGACAATACCATCAACACTCTTAATGGTAGCCTCAAAGGGCTATCAATCGAACAAGTACAGGAAATGTACGACCACACTGGCGGTCGCCTCAAGGGTAGGAAAATATACCTTAAATTGGCCTGTCTTGCTGTTCTCAAATATCAAAGCAACGGGCGACCGTTGAGCGCACGACAAGTTCGTGCGTTGGGTGACAAATACATCCCTAACGGACAAGGGTGGTCGAATCAAGTGGTGGGAAGTATTCTCGGAATGTTAGCCCGTATGGGTTTGATTGACCGCTCATACGACAAACCTCATACATATTGGTGGAAGCATGAATTTTGAAATACGCACCGGAGATTGTGTCGAACTGATGGCGCACATGGATGATGAGTCCGTTGACACCTGCGTGACCTCCCCTCCGTATTGGGGACTTCGTGACTACGGTGGTGGTGAAGGTCAATTGGGACTTGAAGCCACGCCCGAAGAGTACATTGATAATATGGTAAAAGTATTCCGTGAAGTCAAGCGTGTACTCAAGCCCGAAGGTACGCTGTGGCTCAACATTGGTGATTCGTATTGTGCAGGTTCCCGCAAGTCCGGAGTGCCGGACAATGCCGGTGGCGACCGTGGACTTCCTACTACTCAACGCAACCAAGCCTCCGGCGACCTCAAGCAGAAGGATTTGGTCGGCATCCCGTGGATGCTCGCATTTGCTCTTCGTGCTGATGGTTGGTATTTGCGACAGGATATTATTTGGGCTAAACCAAATTGTATGCCGGAGTCTGTTCGTGACCGATGTACGAAAAACCATGAGTATATCTTTCTTTTATCGAAAAGTAAAGATTACTACTACGACAACGAAGCCATCAAAGAGCCTACTGTGAGCAAGCCGGATAAGAACAAGTCTGCCAACAAGTACGCCGAGAATGAGGCATGGGCCGCAGGCGACCCCAACCGCACAAGCAAGGCGAAAGGAATCGCAGATGCTCGTGTTAAACAATACGATAAAAGAAACAAGCGCAGTGTTTGGTGGGTCGGCCCCAAGCCATTCCCCGAAGCGCATTTCGCAGTGTTTCCCGTCGAACTGATTGAGCCTTGCATCCTCGCTGGCTGTCCCCTCGACGGCACCGTACTGGACCCTTTTGGGGGTGCTGGGACAACCGCCATCGCATCCATTAAGCATGGTCGCAATGCCTTGCTCCTTGAGTACAGTGAAAAATACAGCGAGATAGCGCAGAAGCGAATACTGGCGTATCGCCAAGAGGTGGGGCTTGACAAACAGGACAGGGAGTGGTTCTAATGCCACGGAACTGTCTTCGTAAATGTAACGGTTGCGGTCGGGTAGTTATGTCCGCCGCCAACAATCACCGTGTTAGCATCAACGGGGAGCGGAAATACTGCGGAACCCAGCGTGTTGTTCGTGATGAAGAAGTGATTCGGGTTTATATGGCTGACCAGTGACTTTATATCCCCCCGCCCTAATCAAGTATCATGGCGCAGTACCCGCTAACCGAAGCCCTAAAGGAAAATCTAATTCTCAACACCATTAGAATGATGGATGTTGACGAGGATGTCAGCCCGAATTGCGAAACAGAATTTCAATTCGATTATGGTGGCCGAACAATTGTTGCTTCGGTTAAAATTACCGAAATACCAAAGGACAAATTGTACAGGGACCGAGATTGGTTGTATAACGAGTATGTCACCAAAGGTAAAACGCTCAAGGAAATAGCATCAATTTTCAATATCACCCCGATGAGTATTCACCAGTGGCTCGTGAAATTGAACATCCCCGCACGACCTCGTGGTCGCCGTCAATAACCTTTATATGCCTACAATACAAGGGTATATTGGGGCAGACAGATGATTGACTTGACCAAATACAAAGGACACTTAGCAAGCGAAGGACAGACTTGGGCTTGGTCTAAGTGGATGCTAAAGAACGCTGAAACGGTTGACCAACACACGGCCACAGCCTTTCTACTGAACGACGCACCACTTCTCCTTGAAGAAGTCAAGCGGCTGAACCGCTTTGCCCATTGTGCTATGAACTTCATGTCCAAGCATGATTTACATTTTCAATTCTTGAATGAGTATGGTGTTTATACCTCACCCGATGGTGGTTCAATTTCCATGTTTATTCCATACTCATACAAATGGGATGATGAAACCAAAGTATCAAATGAATCAATTCAATTCACTGTAAGGGGTGAAGAAGAATGATTGTTGAACAGAAAGGTAAGAACGATGTGGTCGTTCGCTATCGTGACAAAGACGGTAAGCGACAGGAAACAGTAATCAAGAAGTATCTTCCGTACTGTTATGTTAGTGAAGAAGACTCAAAGTACATTCACGGTTATACTAAGACCAACGGATTCACAGGAGTCTTTGGTACGCCTCTCGTTAAAATCGAGGGTTATTCCACTTGGGACATTCGTGAAATCAACAAGACTGGTCACACTTGGGAAGGGAACATCCCCTTCACAAACCAAGCATTGAGTGCAAGAGTTAAGGCTGGCGAAAAGCCGTTTGATTCCTACAACCACAGGGTTTGGTACCTTGACGGTGAGTGGAAAATCAACAGTGGCGAAATCACAATGCTCTCGGTCTATGATTCTTTTACCGAAAGACTATACTCGTGGGCTGTGATGCCTAAAGGTGCTTATTGGGATTCTCTCGGCAAAGGGAAATACAACATGCTCAAGGGTGAAGACGGTAAGGAGTACCACTACGAAACACCCGTCATTCTCTTCGACACCGAGGCTGAACTCTTGTCGCATTTTGTATCTTTCATGCGGAAGCATGACCCCGACATTATCACCGGTTGGTATGTCACGGGAGCCGACATAAAGCAAATCATCGAACGCTGTGGCAAAACCGGCGTTCGTGCCAGCACTATGTCGCCAATGAACAAGTTACGCTACGAGTACAGGGATTGGTCGCAACCAATCGTTGGTCGGAACATTATCGACTTGCGCCTCGCATTCCCCAAGTTGTACGAGTTGAAGAATGGCAAGTTACCGAACTACAAGTTGGATGATGTTGCTTGGGAAGCATTGGGGGAAAAGAAAGTCGAACTCAAGGATGGTCACGATACCTACTACACTGACCCCGTTCTGTATCTTCACTACAACCGCATAGATGTTGAACTCCTTCCGAAGTTAGACAAGATGGTGAACGCTTTGGAATACTTCATCGCTGTACAGCACATTGCTCAATGCGAGATTCGCTCGACACCACACATCACGCAGGTTTTCTCGTGCCTTGCTTTGAGTGACCCACAGTTCAAAAAACAATTGCCAAGTGAGCCACGATTTCAAGCCGAGGCGTATGAAGGTGCGATTGTCATGGATGGTGAGAAAGGTGTGTATGACGCCATTGGTATTTTTGACATAAAAGCAATGTACCACAGCAATGTCGCTTTGCATAACATTTCATGGGACACACTCTCCGAGGGTGGGAAGGACTGTGGGAATGGGACTTGTTTCTCACAGGATGAGAAGGGGTTGTTGGTGCGACAAATGGACAAAATGACTGTCTTGCGTGACCACTACAAGGGCTTGATGAAGGAGGCTACGAGCGAAGCAGAAAAGGTCCGATACGACGCCTTGCAGTACGCTACAAAGTCCCTCGTCGCTTCGATGTACGGTGTGGCCGGTGACAGCAAATACGGGCTGTACCACCCCGAAATCGCTTCGGCCATCACATACACCTCTCGACAGACCTTGCTGAAATTAGCATCCGTCGCAGAAGACATGGGTCACCCTGTTGTGTACGGTCACACGGACTCGGTGATGTGTCAAGTACATAGTCCCGAAGAAGGAATGCAATCGGTCATTGAAATGAACAAGCGTATGTACCCAATCATTGTGCAATTTGAAAAGTGGTCGCAGTCATTCCTACTGATGGAGAAGAATCGGTACGCCGGTTTGGTGACTTGGACCGATGGGGAACTTCACGAACCCAAGCGTTATGTTAAGGGAATAGAAATGAAGCAATCAAGGATGCCGAGCGTGATGAAGAATGCGATGGGTCTTGTCATTGACTCGGTGCTAAAGCACTACTGCTCCGATGATGTGAACGCTGAACTGACTGAACTTATTGAAGGCGTCATGGAGAAGAAGTTCCCCGATGAAGACTTGTGTATGAAGGGTAAATTGACGAAGGACTTGAAGCAATATACGAGCGTTGCTGGCCCAGCCGCAGGCGCACAGTGGGCCAACCGTGTGTTGGGTAAAGGTTACCGAGGTGGTGATTATTTCCTTTGTAGTATTGATAAGGATGGGAATTACATAGCCTTTGACAACCCATCCGAAATCGAAGGTATTGCCGAGATTGGTCGGCAGGTCATGGTCGAACGCTTCATCATCAACAAGGTTTTACCTTATTACAAAGTGGCTAATTGGGACATAGAACCGTTGCACCGAGCCATGAACGGTAAGTCGAAGGTACAGTGGTTCTAAGTGCCGGTTAGACAGGTTTATAAGAAGGCGGTACTTGGGAAGGGTTGATAGAGGATGGCAAACGGCGTTCGTGGAATCAAAAAAATGAGCCAAAATCAATTGACGCAAGCGTTGGTTGAATTGAATGCGAGGGTCCACATGCTTTCCACTGCTGTGTCTAACGACATGCAACGGGTCAATGTGGTGATGTTTTCTCTATTGCAAGAACTCGGTTTTGCCGACAAGAAAGAGTGTCCGGCGTGTGAGGTTGTGAATATGCGACCTATGCTGACCGGTATTGAGATTGACCCTCACTGTGTCGAATGCGGTCACCGTATCGACCCACTGCCGGAAGAAGCATTTACCGGTGAGATGCTTGACTCCGAGGAATGATTTATACAACACTTTAGAGGTGAAATTACTTATGCAATACATTGTTGACTCCGCAGAAATTTCCGACTTGGAGAAAGCCATTGCTCAACACGGTCACCCTAATGTGTGGTGGCTTGCTGATTCGACCCGCTCCCGTGAGGCTACTCTTTTGGGCCTCCCTAACAGCCGTATGCTTGCTAAACAGAACTTTACAGCGGAGTCTGCTCTCGCTCTCTTTGGGGAACACGGTGCCATTTGGGTTGAGAAGGTGCCTGCCAAGAAAGCACCTGCCAAGAAACCTTCTTCTAAGAAGGAAGAGTGACTTTAGTCGCCTATCCCAACCTTTATATGCCTGCCCGTGTATGTATATACATGGGAGAAGTAAAGAACTCGACATATGACCCTACTAAGGTCACTGACGAAATGTGCTTGCGCGTTAGCAAGTCTTCGTACACGCAGTACGCCATGTGTCCTCGGCAGTATTGGTGGAACAAGATAGCACTTCCGGACTTGGAGTTCAAGTCCAGCGACGCCGCTATTCGTGGTACTGCTATCCACCAAGTTATGGAGGATTCGCTACGGGAAGTGTCTTTGAACAAGACTGTTGAAGTTGGCGTCAATACGCAGATGCACAATGTATTCGACAAACACGCTGTCGCTCAAGATGTTCAAACCGAAGTCGGTGTTGATGCTCTTTGTGAGATTCTTGGCGAGGTTGCTAATGCTTGGGGTCACTTTGAAATTGTTGAACTTGAGGACAAGCACATCATCCCTCACACAATCGAAGTCTTGGTGCCTAACGAGGCCGAGGATGGCGTCGATACTGTCACCTACTCGGTGGAACTCGTCGGCATGATTGACGGCGTTTTCCGACATCCCGACGGTCACCTTGTCGTTGTCGAATTGAAGACCGGCAACGCCAACATGAGCAAGTTATCCCGCACCCGTGGGGAACTGTGCTACTATCGCAAATTGTTGATGCTCGCAGGTTACGACGAACCGACTCACTTCTTGACCATCTTCCCCGACTCCGACGACGCCGAGTTCATGCTTAAGTTAGAAGGGAAAAGAAACACCGAGATTTACTGCGGTTTGATGCAGGGCGTTGGTGTGTACGAGAAAATTAACACGCGTAGTATCACCGCTATGGAGAAGAAGTTAAATAACTCCGTACACGGCATTATGACCCAACAGTGGCCTATCAAGTGGAACGAATACTTTTGCACCCAATGGTGTGACTTCCATTTGTCGTGCAACGAAGAACTTATTGGAGTGGACAACGATGAATTGTAAGAAATGTGATAGTGGAGATATTAAGACAGAAGTAATGTGGAGAGTAACGGGTCAACAAGGGTTGGCTCCCGAATCAATCACTGTAAATAAATGTCAAGGGTGTGGAACACAATGGACAACCTCTTGAATATGCCTCGTGAGATTGGTTTGAAGCGTAGTCACTGTACCTCCGAAAAACAGTTACGCTCTTACATAAATAAGTTAAACGGTAAAGCAAACCTTTACACTTCCCTGTACTCATTTCGTGACAAGGACCGTAATGCGCCGTGGAAGTATGACGCTTCTTCGGCCATTATTGACCGAGCGTGGTGGGACTTCGATGCTGGAAATAACGGCGGAATCGAGAAGGTTAAGAGCGAGGTATGTATTCTTCTCTCTCGATTGGCCGGAGATGTTAGAGTCGTGGCTACTGGTCGAGGGTTCCATATCCACCAATTGTTCTCCCGTTCTGTTATGGGCAGTGAGTTCCACCGACACCTTTCTCGCTATCAACGATTGATGGCAGACGGACTCAAGACCCTTGATGGGTTTGCTTTTCCGGCTAAACTAACTCGCCTTCCAAACACATACAATGTGACCCGTGGCCGCTACGCCGTTGTCATTCCCCCGAAGGCTTTGTTGGATGATTCCTTCAAGATACCGAACAAGCCACAGGACTTGTGGATTCAGTTCTGTCCCTTCTTTGGCGAACCAAACAACAGCGACTTTGACTTTGTTAAGTGGGCCGCTGACAACCCCGAACCAAAGGTTGAACTTCAAGAGTTCAATGGGGAAATCGAATTGGCTGGTGATGTTCCAATCATGCCATGTTTGCAAAAAGCAATTGAAGTTCCGAACCCAACACATCCTATTCGTGTCGCTCTCGTGCAACACATGGCACAGGAATTGCGGTGGTTTGCTGACCCCAAGAGTCTATCGACAGAACAGCGAAAGTCAATTGAAGAAACGATTTTCCAATACATTAAATCATTGGGCTGGCGTGACTTCAACGAGTATTACACCCGACAAGGTATTAGGACTAATCTAAACTACGCCAACG